AGACCGGGCAGACCTGAGTACTAACACCGAGTTAGTATGTTTTCTTTACGAGACAAGTCACCTCCCTGTGACAATTTGCTCACCGCCTGCAAACTAAACAAGACGCGGAAGACAATCCACACCTAGGAGAAGCGCAACCGGAGGGGGAAAGAAATGAGGTCGGGGGCGACGCTCCTCAACTATTCGAGGGCGAATAGTCAGGAAGGGATGCTCGTCTCGGTAGGTAGAGGTGCTATTGTCGAAAATAGGAAAATCCTTCCAGCATTCATGAAGGACTTTCGGCCAAACAAAGGCCCACCTATACCCCTCCCACCTAAACCTCCGCAGTGCGGAAAAAGGAGGCGTTGATCTACGGGTCTTGAACCAAGACTCCCGGTCGAGTTTCTGTTCCAAGGGACGAACCCTCTTCCCGATCCACTCTTTAGTATTCTCCCTCTGCAGTCTGGCACTGGCAGAGGTAATAATACCGTAGAATCGACTCCTTGGAGGCATGCCGACAATCACGTCGCCAGACCTCCGAACACCTTTCTCTAGGATCGGGGCGCCGCCAAACATGGCCGCGTCCCGGAACCAACGCTTTCGGATGAGTTGCTTCCGAAGCCAGCGTGTTAAGCATCCGAGGCTACTTAACACACCCCGAAGGGCGATCTCATGTCGAAACATGACAATAACCGCAAGGATATTGCGTTGGGAGAACCCAACAAGACCTCTGACAACCTCGGCAAGCATCTCGCTAGGCTCGGAACGAGAGGGACGAAGAAAACCAAGAGTCGCTTTGGCCACCATAAGGTGACCTCTCACGTCGTATGATTGGCTATTTAGCTCCAACCATCGTGAACTACGACCCGTCTTCTCTTCATTAACGATGAGACCGTAACGCGATGTGACACTTCTCCAAACACGGAAGAAGTCATCATCACCGCAAAACATACAATCATCACCATTGAACCTTCCCCTCCGAGTTCGATCACACTCATTACGGATATTGCAGGCAATATCAAAACAACTCTTATTGAGCAGGCACAATAATGGGAAACTGATAAGATTTCCCATCATTGAACCCCTCTTTATCGGATGGTGTTCATCCATCAGACACGAGCTGTTCTTGTAGCGGATGTTATCGAAACTTCCTAACAGGACACTCCTCTCCTCCACCGTAAGATCCGGACATTTTGAGATCTCGTCCACTATGACAGAGACCGCAGGAAGGTA